GAGGGAGGGGCATTTAACAGATTTTAGCATCGGCTACCGGGTTTTAAAATCGGCCTGGGTGCCGGACGGCGAAACAAAAACCATAAGCGGCCGCGAATTTAAAGGCCCGGTTCGAGTCGGAACGAAGTGGGAAGTGAAAGAGCTTTCCTCCGTGCCGATTGGAGCAGATGAAGCGGCCAAAGCAAGGGCTTACGATGAAACCTACAATGACTACGCGGGGGAACCCCCGGAAGGCAATAAGGAGATTAAACCCATGAACGAAAAACTGCGAGCATTTTTGGAAGCCAATGGGCTTTCTAAGGAAGCAACCGAAGACGAAGCGAATGAGTTTCTGCGGAGCTTTGACTTTTCAAAGGTAAAGGTCGAGGAAGATCCGCCCCCGGTAGAACCTACACGAGAGCCTGTTCCAGACATTGACGGTAAGGTGCGTGACGCGGTGCGCGTTGAGCAGCAGAGGATTACCGAGATCCAGGCCATGTGCCGAAAGTTTGGTTACCCGGAAGATAAGGCAAGAGCACTGATTGAAGAGTCCAAGTCTGTTGATCAGGCCAGGGCAAACGTGCTTGAATGGCTTTCAGCGCAGGAACCAGAAGGCAGGGGTTATCGGGGGCCGGTTGAAATTACAGTGGACGAGCGTGACAAGTTCCGGGCCGCGTCTAATGACGCCATGCTGCTCCGTGCTGGCATGGCCATTGAACAACCGGCGACCGGTTCTAACGATTTGGTCGGCTATTCTCTGCGCGAAATGGCGCGGGAATCACTGAGGATTGCCAATCAGCCGGTGACTGGCCGAGACCATGAAATGATCGGTCGGGCTTTCACCACCAGCGATTTCCCGAAGGTATTGGCGAATGTTGCCAACAAAAGTCTTTTTGAGGGCTTTAACTCTGCTCCTGAGACTTGGGACCTGTGGTGCGATACCGGGAACGTGGCCGATCTGAAAACAAACTACGAAGTTCGCGTTTCCGAGCTAGACGACCTGGATCGGTTGAGGGAGAACGAAGAATACAAGTTTTCCGGCCGCTCAGAAGGCCAGGAGACTTTCCGGGCTTATAAATACGGGAAAATGTTCGGCATTAGCCTGGAAACCATCATCAATGATGACCTGAACGCGCTTACAGATGTTCCTCGGCAGTTTGGCGAGAGCGCCGCAAGAGTCCCCGGTGATTTGGCATATGCGGTTTTGACCAGCAACCCGGACATGGGCGACGGTGCGAGCCTTTTCAGCAATGCTACCCATAGCAATTATGCCAGTGGTGCCTCGGCTGCGGTAATTAGCGAGACCACGCTGAATCTGCATTTTAAGAAAATGCGGCTGCAAAAGGGACTTGCTGAAAATCGACGGCTAAACATTGTCCCGCAGTATTTAATTGCTCCGGTTTCTATTTCCGGTAGCGGCGAAATCTTTTTTACTTCGAATCAGTTTACCAGCGGCAGCACCGCATCTACCCGCACCAACCCGTATGCCGGCAATCGGATCACTCGCGTATATGAGCCTCGCCTTGATGACGACAGCGCAACGGCTTATTACCTCGCTGGGCCGAAAGGTAAGACTGTAAGGGTGGTGTTTCTGAACGGCCAGCGGACGCCTTATCTGGAACAGCGTGAAGGCTGGAATACTGACGGCACCGAATTTAAAGTTCGTTTCTTTTGCGGCGCGTACCCGCGCGACTGGAGAGCACTACAGAAAAATGACGGCGCTTAATCAGGCAAGAAAAAACTAACTCAAATCACTTAAATGTGAGGGAGATATAAAAATGGCAAGTAATTATAAAGCACCTGGGAAAGAAAAGTTTTTTGCGGTCCCGGCCACTGCTGCCTCTGCCGGCGCTCCGGTAGAAGTTGGCGAGGGGCTTACGGGCGTTACGTTGACCGACCGAACCACTGCTGGTTCTGCTGTTGTAGATCTTGGTCGCGGCATTTGGGACCTAGAAGTCCAAGCGGTAAACGACGGCGGGAATACTCTGATGTCAACATGGGACAAGGTTTACATCAATATGGCCGATGATCCGCAGATTAGCAAAAAGGCCAGCGGTAATTTTTTCGGTTTTGTTCTTGGCAGCATTAGCACCGCCGGTGCGACAAGTACCCTTGAGGTACTTCATGAAACTGGCGGCGGCCCCGGTTTGGCTGATAGCAACATTTTAAAAGGCGTCGGCGTTCACACCACGTCTAATTCGACCAGCAATTCCGTAACTGTTGCCGGCGCGAGCGCAACGGCGGGCGATGTGGTTATCGCTACAAGTGCCACGGACGGGTTTACGGTTTCGCAGGCTTATGTTTCTTCGGCCTCTGCCAATACCGTTCATATCACTACCAGTGCTGCGGCGACCGGCGGAACCATTAACTACATGGTGCTCGGAGCGACTCAGTAAAATCATGACTGCAACCTTTGCGACGGCGTTGACCAATATTTTTAGTGTGATGGGGGAGTCTGCGACATTCTATTCTCACACAGGGTCAACGTCGTCTGTGGTTGTGCTTTATAGCCAAGACCTTGCCTCGAACCAGCCGGGCGGCTTCAATGCGCAGATGCCAGGCCCTGACCGAGCGATTGAATATATCAAGGCAGACATTGGGAGGCAAGCCCAGCACGGAGAATGGTTCGAAATAGGCGGCACTGACTACCATTGCCAGCAAGTGCTCGAAGACGACGGATATACAGTAACCGTGGCGGTTAAATCATGAACGGCAGTGTAACCATTGGTAGAGACAGCAAGCTTCGGATGGAGCGACTATTGGGAGGGTCGGAGAAGTTGTACAATCGCTCGGTATATCGGTCTTTAAAAACCGCAGTCCGAGGAACGAAAACCGACAAAACTGCTGTTGGGTTAAACCATTATATCCTCAAAAAGCCGGCCGTTACTAAAAGAATCAAGGCGCAAGGGCCGACCAGTTACAACAACTTAAAAGCCAATAACATTGCCGCGAGCAAGCCCATAAGCTTGATTAGTTTCAAAAGAACACGCCAGGTTAACCAGGGGGTTAGGCTTCAAGTTTTAAAAGGCGGTGGAGTGGAGACAATCCCAAGGGCCTTTATCCAGACGGCTAAAAACGCCAAACAGGTTTTTTGGCGTGTTCGGGAAGACATGCCTGACAAAGACGTTTGGCCGAGCAAAAAGCGGCTTAAAAGAACCTGGAGTTCAATGCCGCGTATCCAGTATCCGCAAGGCAGGGGCGGCGGTGAAAATCTTCGGGCGCTCAAAGGACCAAGAATTACAGACGTTTTAAGCAATCCTTTGGTCATTCGGGATGTCCAGGACAAAGCTGGTAGCCGATTGCAAAAAGAATTGAACCGCCAAATTGAAATGGCTTTAAGGGAGATATAATGGCTGATTCAATACGTGAACAAATTATCTCTGCCATTGTAGCACACCTTGGAACCTGGAGCACGGGCAATGATTATAACCATTCATGCGGTATCAACGTTTATCGGGCGCGGCATTTTTGGGAAATAAGTGAAGCACCGGCCGTAACTATATGGCCTCAAGTAGAATCGAACAACCCGAAATATGGCAATAATTACAATACAATGCCCGTCAGATTCGAGGCGTTGACAATATATGAAGTAGGTGAAAATTCATCTGCCATTATTGAACAATTGCTCGCGGATATGAAGAGGCTTATGGGCCAACAGAGATCCGCAACGGTTGATTCTTTGGCCGATGGCGTGGCTTATGTGGAAGGCGGCCCGGAAGAATACCCGGATAGCTCTCAAAGCGTTGTTGGTTGTTCGGCTGCTTTCCATATCAGTTATTTTGAAAACAGAAACGATCCTTATTCACAATAGGAGAAAATAAAATGGCAAATGCTGAAAATGCAAAAATACAGATTGAACTCGGACAGGAGTTGACGACCTACACGGCCGCGACGGATTCGGGTGATCATCAGGTATATAATGCCGGCACTCTTTGGAGCGGTAAGAGCGGGTTTGAGCCAAGCGTTCGTCCGAATGGCATGGTTTCTGGTCGCAATGTTCTTTCGTCTGCATCGACGGTAGACCAGGTTAATATTGCGGCATTTACTGGGTATTCCAAGGGGGCCTTGAATTCGGTAACTGCAACAAACGCGACTTTTTCCCGGCCGACGACTGGGGGCGCGGCTAAGGTGACTTCGGTTACTATGGCAAGTGACGGATCAATTGTTACAGTCTCCGGCACTGAAAATGCGGCTGGTTTTGCATCTACTCGTGGCTCTGATGGTGGCCCTGCACTTATTCCGACCAATAGTGTTGAGGTAGGGCAGATCCGGGTCTCCAGTTCGACATCTGCCGTACTTGCCACATCTGAGATCTATCAGGTGGCCGGCCAGCACACGGAAAGGTACGACTATCCAACATGGGACGAGTACAATATTGGGTATGGTATCCAGGCAGATACACCGGCCGAAGAAACCGCCCATGTGAAGTTCGCATCGGC